GAGGCCGGTATGGTGTTCCGGGTAGCGATAAAGATCTATACTTCTCAAAATCTAGTTTGATAGCTTTGTTAGATCGCATAAAAGATTATAAAGCAAAAGATCTCAGCGATAAAGATATTGCAAAGACTATAGACAATCATGTCCTCAAAGGACATTTTCGAAGTTATACAGATCTTACCAGTGGATACTTTGTCACAGTAGACGAATACAACAATTTGGTTAATACATATTTAAAAAACATTGATAAAAATGTTGAAGAAGTAGCTGATTTGTTTATTAAGGGCGAGTTGGATAAACTAAATTCGGCATCCTTGGAAAAACCAGAAGAACCCCAAGACGAAACCGATGCAGAACTTGAAGGGTTTTTGAAGACAAGAAACGTAAGTAAAGAAGACTTAGCAAAATTTCCTCTTCTACAATCAGTCGAAGATAATATGGAACTGTTTTCTTATTATAAGCAATATTCTAGTGATATGTTGAAAAAATTAAATGAACTAGGCTTTGATGTTGCTGGGCGTGGAGCTTCAAGAAATGCATTTTTCTTTAAAGACTCTGACAAATATGTTATAAAAGTAGCTAATACAGCACCACCCGATGCCGGCGGGTTTACGACCGGTAGATCTGAGGAAAACATGCGTGATGTACGAATAGGGACAAATCCTGATTTTCAAGAATTTGCTCCTCAAGTTTATGCTCACGACCCAGACGGAAGATGGTTTGTCGTTGAGAAAACATTACCATTTAAGAAGCCATACGCAACTTTTAAAAATACTTTCCCTGAATTGGCCAAGCTGGCTCAAGGTCTTAAGAATAAGGAAGTTAGGAAAAATTTTAAATCTCTTCCAATGTGGTCTCTCCAACAGATGTTAAAGGTTGTTAAAAACGATTTTTATGGAGGTTATGCTGAAAGGCATTTCCATACTTTTAAAAAGCTACATAAAGCGGCTCTCAAGAAAGATTCGACATATAAGAACTTTTTTGAAATGATAACAAGGTACATTGTCGATTACGAAGATTTACTAACTCATACCGATAACTGGAAAAATATAGGAATTGGTGCGGAAGATGGAAAACTTAAAATTACTGATCCCTCTACGCAAGGAGATGATGAGTTATGAAACTCCTACTTGAAAATTGGCGAAAGTATTTAACCGAAGAGTGGTCTGCTCCGCAAACACAAGAAGATTTAGATATCGTTTTCCAGATATTAGAGAAAGCCAAAATAGAAGGCTTTAGTGGCGCTTGCGCGGAAGCAGCTATTGCTATCAATAATGTTTTGTTTGGCGGCGAAGGGACATTAGTTGCCGCAGTAAACAAACATTTGTGGGAAAAGAATGGCAGAATGACCGGGCACATTGCTGTGTATTATGAGCCAGATGGAAGCTACTGGGATACCGAAGGTGAGAAAGACTGGGAAGACATAGAATCTTGGGGTATGTTGGATCCAGAAGATCCTGATTACGAATTTCCAAATGAAGAAGCGGCCTATGAAGTCATTAGGCTGGAGCCATCGGAAGACGAGTTGCTTGTGCAGTTTGGTGGATGTAGTTATCCAGAGAAAGTTCGGAAATTGCGTCGAGCAAAAGAGGAAATACTTGGACAATGAAACTCCTACTTGAAAATTGGCGAGAGTTTATACGAGAAGAATATGAGCCCATCACAACACTTCGTATCTTTGACTTCGATGAGACAATAGCCCATACACGCTCTGAGACGCGCGTGAAGGCTCCCGACGGTTCGGAGGCTACCCTGACCAACCAAAAGCAGTTTGACGAGTATATGAGGGCAGCAGCGGCAAAAGAAGGCATACAAAGCTTTGATCCAGTCCGAGATTTGCAGGAACTTGGTTATGATATCGACTTGTCGGACTTTTTGATGGTTAAGCAGCCAGAAGAAATACAAATTGTTACTGATATTTTAAAACAGTTTCCAGAAGATTCGAAAACCTATATTCTTACAGCAAGAAGAGGTGGCGCCATTGGGCCAATTATTGATTACTTGGAAGAAATAGGAATCGATACTAACTCTAATGATATTCGTGTGATGGCCTCTCAGGGCGAATCAAAGGGCGATGTTATGGTGGCTATGATGAAAAACAAAATCATGAGTGACAAAAAGTCAAACATCAGTAGAATTGAATACTATGAAGACTCCCAAAAAAACATTAACGATGTTTTACAAAAAATTTGCAACAATCCAGAGATCGACCATCTCAAACCAGAAAATTTTGAATTGGTTGTTTATAAAGTAGCTAATAATGAGGTCGGCTATCAATTAGAAAAGATTACTTGCTAAGTTTAGACTAATTAAAGTTGGCAGGAGGTTTTACAATGTCTAATGATGGAAATGGTTGGGAAACCTATTCAAAACTAGTTTTAGCCCAACTTGAAACTTTGTCTGGTGGAATTGAAGCTTTAAGAGCTGAATTGCAAATGGTACAAAACCAACTTGCAGAACTAAAAGCAAAAGAAGATCGTGTACAGGATTTAAAAATCTGGAAAGAGAAAATGGATGATGTTGCCTCCCCTCCACAGCTTCGCGAGGCCCTTCAAGAAGTGGAAGACTTGAAAGAGTTTCGAACAAAAGCCGTAACAATGTTTATGGTCGTTCAATCAATTATGGGTATTGCGGTTGCTTGGGCCTTAGACTTTTTTTAATTTGACAATTATATTTTATTGTGTTAAATTGTATAATTGTTAGAAACAATCGGCTGCATTCAACGTTTATGCTTGTTAAATTCTAGTTACTTTGATGAAAACCAATAAAGAAGTAACAGATAGAGTAAAAAAGGTTTTAAAACAACTTTCTGGTGAGGTTACTGCTGAAGATGGTGATTTAATCACTCCCCATTTTATAGTAGGTACTGGGGATATTTGGTGTTATCAGCCGACTAGTAAAAACTTTATTAAAATTTCTCGGGGAATTCCCATTTACGTCTTGTACGAATCTTATGATTTAAAAGGTAGACATTTGGTGTATACTACAGATGGGAATATGGTTTTAATAGGCCCAGATGAAATTGTAGAGCTAGGATTTAATTAATGTTATTTGAGTTTAATGAATTTTGGAAATATTTATTAATTATTGGCGCTTGTTGGGGTACGTATGCTATTTTTGGCTATGAATTTACGGCAATAACAATATTAGGTGCTTTATTGGCGAAAACTTTCGCAAATAAAACATTTTTAGTATAAATTAGCTATTTAATTTGTTGGTTTTGTCATCAGCAAAGTGTTTTGTAATGAAAGAAAAAGAAATATTTGGCGAACTTTTATCGAAACAGTTTGAAGTAGGTGATATAGTTGAATGGTCCAAGTGGAATAGCGAAAAAGAAGAGTGGTCACATAATTATGGTATAGTGACCAACACTAAAAGTGAAATCAAATCAAATCGATTGGTTTCAATATGCACTGTAATGCCGATGCAAGGAGATAAGTCGGAAATTGATCACTTTTCTCTTAGCCTTAAGTTAATATCCAAAAGAGAAAATAAAAATGTCGAAGATTGATCATATTGCAATTTTAGTTGATGATCTGGAGATAGCTGAAAAATGGTACCTGGAACACACCACTGGCTTTGTTACTTTTAGAGACGAAAAATATGTAAGACTCAGTGTTGACAATACCAATATTGCTTTAATCGATAGTAAACACTACCCACATGCACATATAGGAATATTGGTTGAGGACGCTGAAGATCTTCCTTCCAATGGCTTAAGGATAGAACATCGTGATGGAACTATAGGAGTTTATGTAAAAGACCCATTTGGTAACTATTTAGAGTATATTTGGTACTCCGATGATCAAAAAGAGGTTTTTTTGAATGATTGACACATTAAAGTCATTAATTAAACAATTTATGCCCTTTGCTCAAGAACAAATGGGTTTTGATAGGCCACCAAAGCTGTTTCTAAAACAAGATAAAGAAAATGCAGCTAACCCAATGGGAAAAACGGGATATTATGATCCCGCATCGGAAGCCATAACACTATTTGTAACTGGGCGTCACCCAAAAGACATAATGCGTTCATTGTCCCATGAATTAATGCACCATACTCAAAACTGTAATGGTGAGTTTGACAAAGTTAGTTCCATGGGCGAACAAGGGTATGCACAAAATGATCCACATTTGAGAACAATGGAAATTGAAGCATATAAAGCCTCTATAGTCTTCAGAGACTGGGAAGACAGTTGTAAAGGTACTATTTATTACGAACATCTACAAAAAGGAGATAACAAGATGTCAACAAAAGATTGGAAAAACAAGGAAATGACTCAGCTCCTGTCTGAAGCTTGGGGCTTTAAGTTCAATACTCTTGAGGAGTTTGAGCAGTTTAATGGAACTGGCGAATTACAAGCCGAAGATGCCGAAGTTGAGGCGCCTTCGGGGGAAGAACAACTTGAGGAAGTTGAGGGCTCTTTAGAAGAAGAAGAGCTTGATGAGCAGTCAAAAACTGATAGACCTGATCGTATTACTGGCAGAGAAAGTGGTGGACGCAGAGTTAATGAAGCTCACTGTGTTGGAAAGCGCGATGAGCCTTGTGGAAAAGATGATTGCCCTAAGTGCGGCGGCAAACGCAAGAATGAAGCCGCAGAAAATGATGGAGAGACTCTTGAAGAAGACGACGATTCAGATTTCGCTAAGAACCAGCCGCCTTACGACAAAGCAACAGCTGCAGATCGTGCAGGGCCCGATGGAAAACACAGCAAAAAGAAACCAACCAAAGAGCAGATTGAGACACTTGTCAAAAAAGCTCTACGTGAAGCCTTACTTAAGCGTAAGAAGTAATTCTGCGTGATAAGAAAAGCTAAACTTATTAGAAAAAACAAGGAAGATTAAAATGGGTAAAGCCAACACGCATCTTACTCACCTTGAGGAGTTAGTACTAACGAAGGGCCCAGCCGGCTATAAAATGGCCAGAGCCTTTCTGTTAGAACTATTGAAAACTCTGAAAGGTAACACCGACTCAAGCATTCAAACATCAGTCAAGTGGGACGGGGCCCCAGCTATATTTGCTGGCATTAACCCTGAAAATGGTAGATTTTTTGTTGGTACCAAATCAATTTTCAATAAAGTTCCGAAAATAAACTACACCGAAGAAGATGTCTTAAGAAATCATGGACACGCTCCGGGCCTTGTTGATAAGTTAGTGAAAGCACTCCGATACTTACCGCCACTTGGAATCAGAAATATTCTACAAGGCGATTTTATGTTTGACGATGAAATGATTGAAACCGTCAGCATAGACGGAGAACCACATTACACGTTTAAGCCCAATACGATTCTATATGCGGTCCCTGTAGATTCTGATTTGGGACAACAAATTGGACGGTCAAAATTTGGTATTGTATTCCACACCACCTATGATAGTTTAGATAGTGGCGCAACTTTTGGAGCAGATGTATCAACCTTAAGAAGAGTTCCAGGCGTCTGGTTTGATGATGCTTTCTTTACAGACGACACTGGCGTCGTAACGTTGACAGAGGAAGAAGAAGCACAAGTTGTCCGTTTAGTAAGAGAAGCCGATACGGTCAACGAAAATATCGATTATAGCGATTTACCATTAGATTTACTGAACATATACATTAACAGTGAAATTAAGTCAGGTAGCTTTTTAGAGAACGCAGAAGATTCCTTTGGTGGATTTATCAACTGGTTTTCTCAACGTCTTCAAAAGAGAATCAATAGTCTTAAAAGCGAAAAAGGTCGCCAACGAGCAACCAATAATGGAACGATGTTACTAAATTCTTTCAATAGCAAGAAGGAAGATTTTATTAATCTGTTTAAGGTTAGCCGACTGTTGTTTGAAGCAAAGAATATTTTTATTGAAAAATACAATAATGCTGTATACAACACCAAACACTTTGTTGACGATGGATCCGGTGACTTAGTGGTTACAAACCCAGAAGGCTATGTTGCTGTAGACCATCAAGGAAATGGCGTCAAGTTTGTAGACCGTTTAGAATTCAGTAGAGCAAACTTCGCTGTAGATAAAGGCGACAAATTTGGTGGACAAGTGAGTGAAACAGAGATTATTGGTGAAGATCCGCAAGAAATTGAATTAGAATTTGAAGATGAAAATCCGCTAGCGGACTCAAGCGTTTCAAAAACTGTCGCAGTTGTACCCGGTGCTTTTAAGCCACCTCACAAGGGGCATCTAGATATGGTACAAAAGTATGCCGGCATAGCTGACGAGGTTATTGTTCTAATATCGAAACCGGTGGCGAGGGCCAGAAGATTACCAAATGGACGAGAAGTAACTGCTGAAGATTCTTTTAAAATATGGAAATTGTTAGTTAAGATTCCAAACGTTGATGTAAGAATCTCTGACCATGCCTCCCCTATCAACGCAGCATATGAACATGTTGGTGATGAGGGCCCTATTGATATTGGTAATAAAGTTATCTTGGGAGCTAGCACCAAAGACAATGATTGGAGACGCTGGACAGGCGCAGAAAAATACATTAAAAAAGGTGTTACGCTATTGCCGCCAGAAGAAACAGCCGTCAATCCCACTGTACGTCCTAGTGGAGAACCATATAGTGCCACAGCATTTAGAAATGCATTGAGTGATCCCGAAAACAACAAAGATGAAATAGCTGAATTTGTTGGTGAAGAAAACGTAGATAAAGTATTAGAAATACTTGGACTTTCTTCAAATATGGAAGAACAAACCAGTATGGGCGGCGGGGGAGTTGCTATAGGCTCAGTCCCTTTGGGATCTGGGTCGGATAAGCCGACCAAAAAAGACAAAAAGAAAAGAAGAACTGACGAAAAATTAAAACTCGCCAACGAAGTTATGAAACTAATTATAGAAAGAGGCATTTTAAGATGAACCAAGATGAAACCACATTAAGAAAAAATATAAGGCATCTAATTCGACATGTCAAGCAAAAAAACTTGAATGAGGAAAAGATAGCAAAGCAACTTATTTCAAAGCTAGTAAAGCACGAAATCAAATCATACATAATTGAAGCTTCGGTGCCCGATGTTGATCCAACACCAAACAAGTCAACAGGTATCAATGTTTTAGAAGAGTTGCTTAAGAAGATTATACCAGTTCTGCAAGTAGATTACAAGTCTTTAACAACAAATAGGGTTCAAAGAGATTCTTATCGCGCACACATCATCAACGCAGTTGTCAACACTCTCACGCCGGCCAAAATCAACACCGACGCAGGACCTGAAGATTTAGATGAAGATATTGAAGAAGAAGTAGATGTCACAATCACTGACGAGCCTGATGAAGTTGATGACAAGTTCATTGATATTCGAACCGATGCCGAAAAGGCCGAGGAAGAGCCCGAAGAAGACCCAGTAGACTCTTTTGCTGCCGGTATAGAAGGTGATGAGACAGGCCGAAACGTTGCTTTTCAGTCATTCAAGAAAATTGAAACTAGCATTATTGATTCATATGAGTTATTAGCTAACCCTGAAGATCAAGAGTTGTTTTATGATTACTTAATAGCTAACCTAAAGCTTTATTTTGATAAGTTTGAAGATGAGCTTGACTCTTCTGTGGAAGAACCTACGAACCAAGCATATAATTCAGCAAAACAAGGCCCAGATGCCGATCTAGGTCCTCTTGAAGAAGAATACGATTTAGAGATTTAAAAATTTTACAAAAAAAACACTTGACAAGATTAATTTTTAACGTTACATTTAATATGTGCTAGTAAATGATGGTTATGAAAGCTAATAAATCAACTACTATTAATACTAGTATCATAAATAATTTAAAAGATCAAGGTGTTTTGAATGATAGTCTGTTGGCATGTGTTAGTTCACTAACATTAGAAGAACTTATAGCTGTGAAGCTAGAACTCTCATGCAATTATATTAATAACAGATTTTACGGATTCGATATCTGGCGAAGCACAAACTCTATAGTTAAAGAGGCTTTGCTTACTTTTGCTATCTCCACTACTAAGTCGAGAAAGGATGCTGCCAGATTCTTAGGTCTCACATATTTAGATTTTAAGAAATATTGTAAGAAATATGGTGTAAACATATGACATAAGGTCCGTATATATTTTGTATGGGTGCTCCATGTCTTATAAGAGCACCAGTAATAAGGAAAATTAAAAACAAATAAACTGAAGGCTAGCAAGTGGTGAGCAAGAGATCCACGCGGACCAGTGTGTTAAGATTATGGGGATGAAATGGTTTCGACAAGGTAAGAAAGAGGAATAGTGCAAGCAGGTTAGACACGGCCTTAACAGTTCAAAAACAATAGTTGCAAACAACAACAATAACTTCGACGTAGCCCTCGCGGCATAATCGGGAGGCTGCTCAAAGCCTTCTATCCAATTTGAGCAAACCAACAGATAAGTTGTAAAAATCAAAACCATTTGCTGCAACAGGACGGTAAGCAGCAGATTATAGCCGTCTATCTTTTCTGGTTTGTGATAGTAAATTAGACAAGCTTGTGAATGACTACAATTAGACTTATTTTGGACGCGGGTTCGACTCCCGCCGTCTCCACCATTTACTAAAAACAACATGGCAATTGCTAGCGAGCTACAACAGATGAAAATAATATCTAGTGCGATATTTAAATCTGTTTCTATTGTTTCAATTTGTGTCTTGCTTGGTGTTTCTTTACAGACATGTCAAGTTGATACAGAAAAAATAGAAGTTTGTAACAAGGCATGCCAGCGCGGCATAGGCTACATGGAATCGGTTACTGCATATGAATGTGAATGCAGTGGTCCTCTTACCGAAAAAAATCCATGGGTTCTTCATTAATTTTTAAATACAAAAAACAATTTAACTTTTTCCTATGACACCCCCTACGTAATAGTAGGGATGTTAAATAATATTTTAAAAACAGCGCTATTATTGTTGGTAACGATAATAGTTGGTTGCACCGGAGGTATTGACTACGTTATCCACGGTGAGGGCCCCGGAGAGCCTGTTTACGTAGAAGTTGAAGTTCCAACATATATTTTAGTAGAAGTGCCTACCGGAATTGAATATGGGGAAATTTGGGTTGACTCTTTTATTCAGCCTCTCAGTGTTGAAGGTGTAGATATTCTTTGGATTATAGATACATCAGGCTCTATGAATGTTTACGATCCTAAACTAATTGCCGGCATTGAAGCAATGATGAATGCCCTGCCAGAAACTGGCTGGAGATTAGCCATGTTAAGTAACGATCCAGCAAAAGCTGTTAAAGAAGCTCAATTTCCTTT